TTTTTTATAATGGTAATAATATTGTATAATATGAATGACCAATATCATCTTCTTCATCTTTAAATATTTTAAAACCTATAATTCTTATAAATTTAGAGTATTCTTTTCCTTTAATATAATATGGTTTTATAATATCACTATTTTTATATGAATAAAATATAAAACCATAATCTTCATCCGCGTCTTTTGTATTAGCCAAAGGATTGTATTTATTATTCATCCATGTTAAGTATATTTGTATTGCTTTTTTAATTGAAAATGTATTCTGTGCTAAAAAAATAGTGTCCTCAATATGTTTATTTTTAAAAAAATAGGGAGCTAAAGATTCTTTCAAAATATTATCATATAATTTATACTGTATATCATCTTGTAAATTAGATTCTATGAATTTTTGTATCGATTCTTGCCCTTTTAATATAACTTGAAATTGATATGAATCAAAATCGCTAGTTTCCATATAATAATTTTCAATAATTTGTCTATCATAAAATGTAAGTATTTTATTAGTATTTCTTATTAATTCAACGGTTAAAAGGTATTTAAGTCTATTATATGTTTCTTCCGATTTTAAAACTAATTTATTACCAGTCATAATATTATTATTAAAAGAAAGTTGTATCGGCATATTTCCATAGTTCAAATTTTCATTTATTTCTATATATTTAGTTTTGAAATTATGAAAATTTTCTTTATCGCTATAGTTATCTTTTATTTCATTTTCTTTAAGATATGTTGAATATAACCAATAGAAATATTGAATTATATAACGTGATAGCTTTTTATATTTGTTGTATTCGTTAATATAGGATGTATGTTCGTCAAAACTAACTATTGAACTATCAATCAAAGGTATACTAACATTTATATTTCCAATTGTTCCCGATAGTATATTATTATGTATTTTTTTATTAAATAAGTGTACAGTACTTATAAATTGGTTTGCCAAATCTTCAGTTATCTTATACACTTTAAAAGAAATTTCTTCGGGAACGTTAAAAGGTTGTAATGGGCTTGTAAAGATTGTAATAATAATACCATCGAAATTAATATTAATCATTCTTGTCTTTCCATAGAAATCAATGACTTGGGAAATAATATTAATTTTTTCTGTAAAATATATATCAGTTACTTGTTTATCTAATATATAAAATTTATTGTATTCGTTAAATAATTCAATTGCATTTTGTGTAACGTAATGTTTATAATCAAAACTATACTGTAAGTCATCTTTTTGTCCTTTCTTATTCCATCTAAATATTAATTCACACTGAGGATATTTAGCATTATCCGAATCAATACCATTATGTTCATATATAAAAATACACTTCTTAAAAATCCTCTGTGTTTTAAAATAACCTTTAATATGTCTTGGAATAGCTAGTGTTCCGTATGGATTTTCTGCATCACGTTTGAATAAAAAAATATTACAATCATATTTCATTTCTAACAAGTGAATAAAGAAATCTGGATTGAAATATTCATTATTATCATTGATTTTATTAATTATATCTTCTACTTTATAATCATACATTTCTTGTTTACAAGAAGAAGCAAGATTATATGTTGACAATTCTTTTCTAACATTTTCAAGAAAAATTTCAGTATCTTCTTTTAAAAGATCTAATGCGGTTAGAATACAATTTATAAATGTATTTTTTGATTTTAACATACCTTGCCTATAATAATAATAATCTTTATCACTTTCAATACTATCAAAAAATTTTATAATATTTTGTGGTAATTCCCCATTTTGTTTATTATTTAAAAATCGATAAGTTGTTATAATATGTTGTTCTGTTACTGTTTCTGGAATTTCATCTCCGTAATAATAATTTCTATAATACGGTTTATCAGTTTGTGGAGTCTCCAGACAACAAGGTAGATATTTGAATTTATCAGAATTGCTTAAAGTATTTAATCTTAATCCAGGATAAGGATATTTTTTATATTCACATATATATTTTCTTGGCGCAGACCCCTCTCCTATATCTTTCGGAAATGTTAATACACTTTTACCTCTTTCTATTTCAGCTGCCTCATCTTCATCTTTAATCACTGTAGGTGGTTGACCACAAAATTTAGTATAGTTAGAAGGATACAATTCGGGATCTATATCAACAAGTGTTTTTTTCTTTTTTGTTTTTTTAGTATCTGCCTGTTTACTAACTATTTCTACTTTCTTTTCTATTTCTTCGATATCCATATAAATATTATAAAAATCAATTATATCTTGGTATTTTGAATTGTACACAATGAATAATTTCGAAAATATATCTTGAAACTTTTGAATATCACTTAAGGAATTAGCTTCGTTAATCTTTACACGTACATAGTGACTATTCTCTATGAATTCCAGCTTATCTTTTATAGTATTATCTTTTTTATTGACTATTTTTTCAGTTAAATATACTTTTATAATACCTGTATCTTCGGTATAAAAATGTATATAAATACTTAGTTTTTGTGATATAGAAGTTTCATTTATACTCATTATAGAAGAAAACTCTTCATCATTCATAATTAAATCACTTATTACATATTTATTTAATCTTTGATTTGGGAAATAGAAAACACCATTAATAGTTTTTTCTTTAATATTTTCAATATTAATACTATCTATACTGATAACATTTATGAATCTTTCGATTAATTTCTCTTTTGGTATATTATTAATTATATCATATTCTAATATAGCTTTAGTCATTCCATCTCTTTTATCTATTATTACATCTGTATAGTCTGATATTTCATATTTTGGCTTTTCCTTCTGCAAAACTTTCAATATCATATTATCAGATTGTACATTCCATTGTAAGGGTGGTACAAACCCTTTCCGGAGTTTATAAAAATTATAACAAGAACAAAATGGTATATAATCAGATAATTTTATCTTGTTAAATATCTCTAACATTGTAAATTCTTGAATATTCAAATCCATTTCAAAATTTATTTTTTCTAACTCAAAATCAGTATAAGGTATTCCAGGATTTTTATCAAATAATAACAATTCAGAATCTTTCAAAGAAGAACTTTCTCTATTGTTATTAATTTGTTTTATATATTCTTGCATAATATTTATTTTATTTTTTAATATATCAGGTATACGTATATCTATATTGAAAATACCTTGAAAGCTTTTTCTTAGTTCATATATAAGATGTTCCAAATATAAATGTTTAAAGTCGTCATCATTACTCTTTTCAAGTTCTTCTAAATTTTTATTGTAAATTATAAATATTTTAACTATTTCATTGATGTCTAAATTTTGTTGTTGTATTTTATCTTTGATTTCTAAATATAACTCATTAAAATCTATACTATTTTTAATAATATCAAAAAGATTTTCAACAATAATATTGTCACTACTTTGAAAACCTCCTAGAGTCGGGATTCCACTTGTAAAGTATAAAAATTGCGGAATTGTATTTAAATTAGACGCTATTCTACTTATAATACTAGTTTTCGTATCTAAACTATATATTCTAAATTCTTTATTATTAATATAAACCATCTTTATATTTTAATATATATTATTTTTTAATATATTATTTTATATTAAAAAATATTTATTTAATAACTATATGAATCATATCTCCCGGTAAATATACTCTTTCTATTAATTTTTTGCATTGCAGGTGCTAGCATTAAAGATTTACCTGATTGAAGAACTGTTACCGGTACTGGTACTGGTTTTACTGGTTGTACTGGGTTAACCAAAGAAGTATAATTTAGGAAATCTGGTATTCCCACAGTACTAAATTGACCTTGTAAACCCATATCATATTTTGTTCTTTCAGCTGGCCATGGTGGCGCGTAATACGCTTTCCCATCAATAGTATATGTTTGATCTTCTTTATCATAATCGTTAGGATTAAATAAGTGAAAATTTTCGATTCCTAAAATTTTATTCTGTGCATTAGCATTTTGACAACAAGACATTTTTATTTATATATATATATTATAATTTTATTTTATTTTAAAAAATAAATTTTATAAAGATAACGAACTAATACAATTTTCTAGATCTTGTACACCTCGCCCACCTTTATGATTTTTAACTAGTTTACCTTTATGGTATACGCGATAATCAGGAAAACCTCTGAATTCAGGAAGAAAAGTACTTAATCGTCTTCCTAACTCTTTTTCACCTGATTCTGTTCCATCAGCCTGTATAGTAGCAATAAAAACTGTATCTTTATTCTTATTTGCAAATTCTTGGTATGCTTGTTTAGCGTTAGTACAATGTCCACAAAATCCGGCTTGTATCATAACCATAACTGGTTTATCATCTGGTATACTTTCATTTATCAAATTTCCAGAAGAATCAACGTCGGAATCTACTAGATATACAATAGGGTCATTTAAAAACATCATTTTTATTATATATCTAGTTTTTTAAAATTAAAAAAATTAAAAAAAATATAATTTAAAGTATTTAAAACTATAATGTAAATAATGACAATAATATTCAAAGCAAAAAGTCAAGAAGCATACTGTCTCAAAATAATGGCAGAACTCTTAGCAAATAATATTAAAACTGGATGTTTCGTAATAGATGACAGTGGAATATTTTTATGTATGATGGATAATAATAGAAAAGTTCTTATTGATTTAGAATTAAAAGCCGAAAATTTCGGTTTATATAGATTTAATTCTAAAAAAATGTACTTAGGTATTAATCTTAACCATTTTCACCGTATGCTGAAATCTATAAAAAAGAAAGATAGCATTGAATTATTTATTGACGATTCATCTATAACAGACTTAGGAATCAAAGTTATTCCGAAAGAAAATAATAGAGTTACTACCTCTTTTGTAAAAATACAAAGTATACAAAATCTTGATATTGATATTCCAGAAACTACAACTAAACCAATAATAGTTTCTTCTTCTGAAATGCAAAAAATGCTAAAAGATTTTGGAAATATTGGCAACACTTTAGTTGTTACTTCTCATAATTTCAAGATCAAATTCAGTTGTAACGCTGGAGGTATTTTAAAAAGAACCGTAGAATTTGGAGAAGATGACGAATTAGATGAAAATATAACTAACATTTCAACAGAATTTTCACAAGAATTTAATACGGAACAATTATGTAGAATAACAAAACTATCTGGTTTAAGTGGTAATATTCAAATATACCCAGGTAAACCTATTAGATTCAGTAGTAATATTGGCAGTTTAGGTAAAATTTCTATATAT